AAAGATGCAGGCGATATGACTGAAGAAGAAATTAAAGCCTGTATCAAGAATTCAGTATCCGATATCGAATATCGATCTTGGGCCCCATAATAAAAACAAGCTAAAGATGGATATACACCATCAATTATATGAAATGAGGAAACATGGGAATAGTAAAAGGGTTGAAAGACCTTAACAAAGTAATGGACAAGCCGCAGTCTTCAGGTGGAGACGGCACAAAGGCTCGTTGGGTAAAGCTAGAGGATAGCGAAAGCGTAAAGATTCGTTTCCTTCAAGAGCTTGATCCAGATTCACCTACATATAACGAAAAGCTCGGTCTAGGATTTATTGCTGTAGAGCATACTAATCCAAAAGACTATCGCCGTAAAGCCCTTTGCTCAATGGACGATCAAGGTAAGTGCTATGGTTGCGAGCAACATCGCAAAGATTACAAAGCTGGTTGGAAAGGCCGTTCACGACTATATATTAATGTACTCGTCGATGATGGCAAGGAAGATCCGTACGTTGGAATTCTTTCTCAAGGTTCAAGCGGCAAAACTGTAACACCAACACTTATTGAGTACGCTGGGGAGATGGGAAGCATTACTAACCTAATGTGGCGCATCAAGCGAACTGGAACAAAGACTGACACAAGCTACACAATTATCCCACTTGCAAAAGATGAAACACCATTTGATGCTTCATCTCTTGAGCTTTATAAGCTTGAGGAAACAGCAGTGCGTGACATGCCATACACAGAACAAGAGTCGTTCTTTGCAGGCGAACATTCAAATGAAGAAGAGTCTAGCTCATCTAGTAGCGTAGACTGGTAATAGGTTAAGAGGCGGAGAGTTAAATGAAATTTACACACTTGCATGTGCATTCGTACTATTCTTTAATGGATGGTCTTAACTCTCCCCTCGAACTTGTTCAGGCTGCGAAAGCGGCGGGGCAAACAGCAATAGCAATTACAGATCATGGAACATTGTCTTCACATAGAGAAATGCAGATTGCTTGCAAAGAAGAAGGAATAAAGCCAATCCTTGGAGTTGAAGCCTACATATCTCCAACAGATAGATTTGATAAGTCTTCAAAGACAGATAAATCTATCCAGGCATATAACCACATCATCCTTTTAGCAAAAAATAAAAAGGGATTAGAAAACATTAATATTCTCCAAGAGCTTGCTTGGAACGAAGGCTTTTATCATAAGCCAAGAATTGACAGAGAGGTTTTAAATGAATATTCAGAAGGTATTATTGTATTGTCTGGATGTCTTAACGGTCTTATTTCTAAGGCTATTGAAAAAGGCGAGTTCTCTGAAGCTAAAATGGTTCTCAAAGATTTTCAGAAAACTTTTGGTAAAGACTTTTATGTTGAGGTTCAATCTCACAACCCAGAAGAAATAAACTCAAAGCTTTTAGAATTCGCAGATGAGTTGGGAATTAAGGCGGTGGCAACAGGTGATGCTCACTTTGCTAAAGAAGAAGATAGAGTATTAGAAGAAGCCATGCTCATATTGTCGACATCTCCTAAGATGGATAAAGATGCTGACTTTGAAATGTCTAGACAGATTAAAGATATTAATGATAGATTAAATTACCTATACCCAGATCGTAGAATATCTTTTCAAGACTATAATCTATTTATTCAAACACGCTCTGAAATTGAGGCGGACTTTAATAAAGCAGGCATTACTCGTACAGATATATATGATAATACAATGGAGATTGCTCAAAAGATTGAGGATTACGACTTTAACAGTGGACTAGACCTACTCCCAGTACCTAAGACAGATGCTGATGAGAAACTGTCTGAGATGGCCTCACAAGGCCTTAAAAAGCTAGGTCTTACAGACCAGGTCTACTTAGATAGAATTGCTGAAGAGTTATCTATAATTAAAGATAAGTCATTTGCTTCATACTTTTTAGTTGTGGCAGACATGATTAACTGGGCTAAAGAAAATGATATCAGGGTTGGTCCAGGTCGTGGATCAGCGGCAGGTTCACTCGTATGCTACGCATTAGGTATTACAGATGTAGACCCAATTAAATATGATTTACTGTTCTTCCGTTTTATTAACCCAGAGCGTAATGACTTTCCAGATATTGATACTGACTTTGAAGACCGTCGTCGTAAGGAAGTTAAAGACTATTTAAAGAAAAAGTTTAAGCACGTTGCTTCTATTTCTACATACACTTATTTTAAAGATAAGGGTGTTGTTAGAGATGCTGCTCGTGTATTTATGGTTCCTCTTTCAGATGTTAATCGTGCAATGAAGTCTATTGATACCTTTGAGGATTTTATTGATTCCCCAAACACAAAAGAGTTTAGAGGAAAGTATCCAGAAGTTGTTTGGCTTGCTGACAGATTGCGTGGAAGAATAAGATCTGTTGGCGTACACGCAGCAGGTGTTGTAGTAGCAAAAGATGAACTTAGAAAATACGCACCAGTGGAATCAAGAGCTGATGCTAGCGATCTAGTTTCAGGTAGAATTCCAGTCGTCGCATACGATATGGATACGGTTGCAGATATAGGTCTTATTAAGCTAGATGCGCTAGGTCTTAAGACTTTATCTGTGATCTCCGATACCCTTGCATCAATCAAAAAACGTTCTGGGAAAGACATTAGTTTATCTAGCTTGCCTCTTGATGACCCCAAGGTATATAAGTTGCTTAGCGATGGGTATACTAAGGGAGTGTTTCAAGCTGAAGCAACACCGTATACCAATTTGCTTATTAAGATGGGCGTAGATAAGTTTGAAGATCTTGCAGCATCAAACGCATTAGTTCGTCCAGGTGCTATGAATACCGTAGGCGCATCTTATATTAAGCGTAAGCACGGAGATGAAGCAGTACAGTTTATTCATCCAATCATGAAGCCATTTACAGAAAATACTTACGGAGTTATTATTTACCAAGAGCAGGTTATGCAGGCTTGCGTACACCTAGGAGGAATGACCTGGTCCGAAGCGGACAAGGTGCGTAAAATTATTGGAAAGAAGAAAGATGCAAAAGAATTCGACGAGTTCAAAGATAGGTTTATTGCTGGGGCTTCAAAACACATTTCTAAGAAGCAGGCCGAAACGCTATGGCATACTTTCGAGGCTCATGCTGGGTACTCTTTTAACCGTTCTCATGCTGTTGCTTATTCCATGCTTAGTTATTATACTGCTTGGCTTAAAACTTATTACCCTCTTGAGTTCATGTTTTCAATTCTTAAAAATGAAAATGACAAGGACGCAAGAACCGAATACCTAATTGAATCAAAAAGATTAGGCCTTAGCGTTAAGCTCCCACACATTAATGAGTCAGATATATACTTCTCATTGCAGGGGGAGTCTATTAGATTTGGTTTAGCTGAAGTAAAATTTATTTCAGATAGTATTGCAAATAAAATAATTGATAAGAGGCCATATAAAAATTATGCTGAATTTATTGAAAAAGCATCGAGTAAAGGTTCTGGCATTAACAGCCGTGCTATTAATGCTCTTAACTCCATCGGCGGTGCTGCGTTTGATGATAACAAAAGGCAAGGCAATGAAAAAGACAATTACTACGAATACCTAGGTATTCCTACATTTAATCTAGAGGGGATCCCCCCAAGAATTAAAGCTCAGGCAAGGCCTATCGAGGAGTTCGATGACCTTGGGTCCTTTGTAATGTTTGGAATGGTAAAAAGCATTAAGCGAGGAAACGGTTGGGCACGAGTAGAACTAGTAGATGAGACTGGGTCAATCGGGTTATTCCATACAGAACAAACTCAAATTGAGACAGGGCAAATGTACTTTATTCTTGTCGGAGATAATCGTATTGCAAGATATGTAAAGGTTAGCGATATGAATCCCGACTCAGAAAATTCTTTTGTAGATTACCTATATAAAAAGAAATATGATCTTGAAGAGGATGAGTATTTTGTAGTAGACTTTACCCCATATGTAACAAAAGCTGGAAAGACAATGAGCCATATTGTATTATCAAATGCTGACAAGGAACTTACAAGAGCAATTGTTTTCCCGACTATGTACAAAATGTCTCTTGCAAAAATGCGTGAAGGAATGAAATGTAAGGTTGTTCTATCTAAACTAGATGATGGAACTTTAAATGTAAAGGAAATAAAATGAGTGATATTAATGTTCAAGAAATTTATGCCCAATTAAATGCTCCAAGAATTCTTGTCGGCATATTGGAAAAAATGGGAGAGGTCTCAATCCCAGTAACACAATTTTTAAATGCAATAACTGAAGACAAAGAATTGCAAATAGATTATAACGAAGAAGACCAAACATTTTTATTTAAACTTAACCAAAAAGATTAAAGATTATACTGTTCCAAATACCATTATTAAATGATATAATAGTAAAGAGAAGAAAGAATACAAATGACTATTGAGATAGATAAAATATTAGCTGGGCTAGATCCGAAAACAAGAGCAAGAGTTAAAGCTGCACAGGATGTAAAAGTTGAAAAGCAAAAAACTCCTAGTATAGGACTCAACATGGCTTTAAAAGGTGGCCTTGGGTACGGCAGACAGGTTTTAGTATGGGGCAATAAGTCCGCAGGAAAATCTTCATTCTGTTTACAAATGATTGCACTTGCACAAAAAGAAGGCAAAACTTGTGCATGGATTGATGCTGAAGCTTCATACGATCAATCTTGGGCTGAAACCCTGGGAGTAGATTCATCTTCTCTTATCTACTCTCCAGCTAAAACAGTTAATGATATGGTTGATGTCGCTACAAAGCTTATGGATGCTGGTGTTGATATTATTGTAGTGGATTCTATATCTGCATTACTGCCAGCAATTTATTTTGAAAAAGACGGAAATGAAATGAAGGATTTGCAAGACACTAAGCAAATCGGCGCAGAAGCAAAGGATATGACCCACGCAGTCAAGATGTTAAACTATGCAAACAAAAACACACTACTTGTTCTCATCTCACAACAGAGAAATCAATTTGGATCTATGCACGCTAGTCACATCCCCACAGGTGGCATGGCAGTCAAGTTCTTTTCTTCCACTGTCATTAAGTTATGGTCGTCAGAAGCTGAGGCTAATGCTATTAAAGCTGGCGTTAAGGTTGGCGACAAGATCATTGAGCAGAGAGTCGGAAGACCAGTTAACTGGATTATTGATTACAACAAACTCGGCCCCCCAAATTTATCAGGACAATATGACTTTTACTACCAAGGGGAAGCTCTTGGTGTAGATATAGTAGGAGAAACCCTAGATGCTGCTGAGATGTGCGGCATTATTGAAAAGGGTGGTGCGTGGTATACTATAAATAAAGAGAGAATACAGGGCAGACCTAAAGCTGTTCAGTATTTACGTGATAACCCAGACGTAGTTACATCTTTACAGAAGGAAATAGATGCCAAATATTAATGAGTTTTTAAATAAAAAAGATCCAGAATTTTCTAACCTAGAAGAAATAAGTGGCAGCAAGCCTTGCTTTAAATGTGAAGAGTTCTGCGATAGCTATTTTTGGAACTCATTTGATTTTACAATGAACTGGAAATGCAAGAATGGTCATGCCAATCAAGTAAAGGTAAATGGATAATGGAGAAGATTGTAATTGCTCCACAAATTGTTGTTTACAAAAACATACTAAAAGATGTTTCTGCTATCATTGATATGATTGATTCTGGCAATGAAGTCCAGTGGGAAAAATGGTATGAGAATGGCTCAAGGTCTTCGCTAGACTTTAATAGAGCAAGCGGAGAAGATTCGTCTCCCGCAAAAGATATTTGTGATGCATTTGATTATGTTGCTAAAGATTACATTGAAGAGTTCTCTGGAGAAAATGGCATATGGCCATCATTCATAAAAAATTGGGAGAGCACAAATTTAAATAAAGATTACTATCAGATTGATTTTTTTAAATATAATCATTTGATGTTTAAAAACATGAAGTGGGAATCAGATTTATTGATGGGGTACCACGTAGACGAATTTGATGTAGACGGTGTATTTAAACAACATAAGAATATAGTAACAATAAACTTTTATCTCAATGATAATTATGAAGGTGGAGAGATATGCGCCTATAATAAGGATTTGGACATAAGCTATAGATACAAACCAACCGCTGGTGATGCAGTAGTAATGCCATCGTCAAGCCCATTCTTTCATGCAGTAAAACCATTTTATTTAAATGATAGATATTTTTTAAGGTTATTCGTTACATACGATCAAGGTGAAGATCCTGTTAATAATTATGGAGAGTTCTATTCTCAAGAACACCACGTAGGTCATGAAGGCGAAAAAGATTTTATAGATAAAGACTTTCAGTTTTTAAAGGTTAATGTTCAAGAGATAGAGGTTAAGTAATGTCTGAAAGATCTGAAGTTAAAAGAGATGGAGCTAAAGCCCAAAAGAATTCTGGCAGAGGGGATTACCAAAAGGGTGACGCACAGTGGAAACAATTTTTAGTAGACTATAAAGAAGCAGGGACATCTTTTACTTTAAACAAAGACAACTGGGCAAAAATCTGTACAGATACATTTAAAGTAAATAGAAATATGCACCCAGCTTTAAAAATTATAATTGGCAGTGAGTCTAAAGTTAGACTTGGTATTATTGAGTGGTCCGTGTTGGAAGAGCTCATAGAATTTTGGGAGGATAATAATGTATAAAGTTGATGTGTATAAGCAGGATGTTTCAAAGCCAAGCGCAGACTTGCAGCAACTTTCTGTAAAAAGAGACTGGTTCACTCCAGCAACATATAACTGTTACCCTATGACATTTGTAAATACAATAGGATATGAAGTTTCATTTAATGAAGACATTCGGTTTGTATGGGATGGCGACGTAGCTATACCAGCAAGACCATTAAGTGGCGGGGAGTTTATCTGGGAAGGAAGAGGAGAAGGTACCGTAAGCCTTACAACAAATCTTATTTTTAAGACAGATAAAGATGTAAGTTTTTGGACAATGCCAATACCAAATCATTTTGTTGAAGAGTTTGATGTTTTAAGTTCGGTAATATCAACCTCCTTTTGGACTGGGGATATAACAGTTGTTTTAAAGATAAAAAAGGAATATATAGGTAAAGAAATCTTAATCCCAGCTGGCAAACCAGTGGCATCCTTGATTCCAATTTCTGTTTCCCAATTTGACGGATCTATTTTAAACATGAAGGGAACTAAATTCCCATTCCCTCAAATACAAAATACTCAAGAGTATGTAGATGCATTGCACGACTACACAAATGAAACTGGTAAAAGGCTAAAGCTTTATAAAAGAGGGCTAGACGAGAATGGGAATCACGTAGGAGAGCACGAGATAGATATCATTAATATGAATGTTATCTATGAAAATAATTTAGGAGATAAAGATGGCAGAGGATAAGAATACTTTGGAGCTAATTAGCGACATAACAGAGTTTAATGATCTTCATGAGTTTATGCAAGATGAGCACCTGGATAGAGCCCTATCTATTGTTGTAAAGCTTTTAATGAACCCTGATGTTCCTTCTGCAAAGGCCCCGCTACTTATAATGGAGCTTCAGGCAATGTCAACTAAGTTTGCCGTGATGTCATCAGTGTATTCGACTATTGCTAAAGATAAAGCGGGAACAGTAAACAATAACAAGAAGAACGTTTACTATTCAGTAAAGGAGTCTATAGACAAACTTGTAGATGCACTTAAGTATGTCGTTAGGTACAACTCATGAATTGGATACAGGCTTTAATTATATTTGGTCCTATTGCTATTCTGTTAGTGGCTTTTTGGAAGGACATTACATAATGGGTAGAGAGATAGTTAGAAACTTAAAGTTTAAAAAAAGCACTATGCACCATTTTGATCCAGAGCTATTTGCTGAACTGCTTGACGAGTCTTATCGTAATACTAAACGAGCAGACGGAGATATGACTAAGAAATCATTTAGCCCAAGCTCACTTGGGTACGGTCATGGAACCTGCCCTAGGTACTGGTACATGGCTTTTTCTGGGGCAATGTTTATAGACAATAATGATGCGGTAGCAGTTGCTAATATGGCACAGGGTACTCAAGCTCACGAAAGACTTCAAAATTTAATTAAAACAATGCCTCAATGGGTGGCAGAAGAAGAAGAAATTATAAATGAATACCCTCCTATTCGTGGATTTATAGACTTAATTATGGAGTATGACGGTGAAACTGTTATCGGAGAAATTAAAACGGCCAAGCAAGAAGTATGGGATACAAGACAAGCAGAGATGAAGTCTTCTGCAAATCATATGCTCCAGCTTCTTACGTATATGAAGCTAAAGAATGCAAAAGAAGGATTCTTCCTTTATGAGAATAAAAACACTCAAGAGATCTTAGTAATTCCAATTTCAATGAATGAAAAGAATAAAAAGATAATTGAAGAGGCTTTCTTGTGGATGCAAGAAGTATGGGACAACTTTCAAAGTGGGGACCTCCCAATGAGGCCTTCAGGTGCAACTAAGTCTAAGATGCCTTGTACCTATTGCCCAATTAAAAAAGAATGCTATTCAAAAGAAACACCAGTAGGTACAGTTCAAATTGAAAAATATCAGGTGCCAACTATATGATATGTTTAAATATTGAGTGCTCAAAATTATTTGAGCCTAAGACTCATAATCAAAAATATTGCTCTGACGATTGCTGTAGAGTAGCTACTAATAAAAAGATTATGGAAAAGTATTATGAGAAAAAGGCAATAAAGAATGGCGCAAAAAGAAATTGTGCAAAATGTAAAATTGCTTTAAGTAGATACAATTCTTTAAACATATGCTCCAGGTGTGAAAAAAATAAATCATTGGAAAACAAAAAGAAAATTATTGGGATGATCAATGACATTAGCCAGCCTGATTAAAACAAAAGCCAACAGGGTCCTAGGCATAGATGCCTCGACGACCTCTATAGCATTTTGTCTTATGGAAAATGATAATCCGATCAAATGGGGTAAGATAAATTTAGTAGGCAATGATATATATGAAAAGATCCATGATGCTAAAAATAAAATGCATACTATGCTAGGCGAGCTAAAAAGTGATTATATTGCAGTAGAGGGCGCAATACTTGTCAGATCACCCGATGCTGTGATAAAATTGTCTTATGTCTATGGCGTAGTTATTGCTGAGCTTATGTCTACGGGAGCCTCAGTAATCACCATATCCCCTAGCTCTTGGCAGGCATATATTGGAAACAAGAATCCGACAAAAGAAGAGAAGGCGGCCATCCGATTAAAGAGCCCAGGCTATGCAGACTCGTGGTATAAAAACCAATTGCGTAACATGAGAAAACAAAGAACTGCTGATTATTTTAACAAGAAGTATGGTTTAGATGTAGTAGATTTTGACGTGGCAGATTCATTCGGGATTGCCCACTATGCAAACAAAGTGCTTACAGAAAGGTAAACATGATTATTCAAATTATAGGACTGCCAGGATCTGGTAAGACAGAGTTAGCAAAAGCATTAAAGGAGCGCATTAACGCTATTCATTTAAATGCAGATGAGGTTCGTGCAACAGTTAATTCAGACCTAGGCTTTACACCAGAAGATCGACTTGAGCAATCCCGCCGCATGGGCGAGATGGCAAGACTTATTTCAAAGCAGGGTGTTGCACCAGTCATTGTTGACTTTGTATGCCCAACAGAATTAACTCGTGCAGCATTTGGAAAGCCAGACATTTTAATATTCATGGATACAATTGCTGAAGGTAGATTTGAAGATACAAACAAAATGTTTGAGCGACCAGAAAACCCAGATGTATCTTTTGTTAATCATAACTTAGATTCAAATGACAAGTCTTCATACTTGATCAGCACATTTAGTCTTCACGATTGGTCTGCACCTACAACTCTGATGCTTGGCCGATACCAGCCGTGGCATGAGGGACATCATGCTCTCTATAAAGAGGCGGGCAAAAGAACAGATCAGGTCCTCCTTGGAGTACGCAATACATACAATACAAGTGAGAAAGATCCACTAAAGTTTGATCAAGTAAAAGAATACATCGCTAAAGATGAATTTATGGATGGCGCATTAGTGTTAAGACTACCTAACATTACTAATATTGTATATGGTCGTGATGTCGGATATAAGATTGAACAAGTAGATTTGGGGGCAGACATTCATGCTATATCGGCTACGCAAAAACGTAAAGAGATGGGCATCTAAGGTGTGGAACTTCATAACCAAGCCTAACAATATTGAGTGGCCATCATGAATGTATCCAAACAAAGATCAGCACTAAAAGCTATTACATGGCGTGTCATCGGCACAGCAGATACATTTCTTATCTCCTGGTTAATAACTAAAGAGCCCATTACAGCAGGTGCGATTGCAAGTTTTGAAGTATTTACAAAGACAATTCTTTACTATTTTCACGAACGTGGTTGGAATAAAGTTAAATGGGGTAGGAAATGAAATTCTATCAAAGCAAAGACTGGCTATATAGAAGATATGTGGTACAAAAGAAAACAGTAACAGAGATAGGGGTTGAATGTCAGGTGTCAGCTATGACTATTCAAAGATACTTAGAAAAGTTTGGACTAATTAAAAAATGATTAAAACTATATTTATCCTTGGCGAAAGCCAAATTGCTTATGCATCTGGCGGTAAAATCCATAATGACATTCCAAAAGCTTTAGAGTATGGTTCCTTCAGCAGATCCAAGTCTGGGTACGATCTAAAGTTTTTATGGCAACACAGCAGAACAGCCTGGGGAGTTGACTACAAATACTTAGAAAATTTATTAAAAGATAACCTATCTGAATTAGGAGAAAACTCAGTAATTGTTTCTGAATTTGGAGGTATGGACGCAGCTCTCGGACAATATCAAAAGCATAACAATATGGAAGAAGTTCTTACCAAATATTTTTATGAGCTTCTTAAGTTTTGTACAGAATATAAAACTAAGTTTATACTTATGAGCCCATGGTGGCTTATAGAAGATGACAATATATATAAAATGTGGGACGATATTGCTTTGCTCTTTAGAAGGCTGTCTAAAGAAAATAACCTACCTGATCCTATAGAGGTAATGCATAATGTAATTGGTAGAGTGTACCCAACAGTAGATCAATGGCACCACCATACTCCAGAAGACTCTGAAAGAATTGTTGATTACGTTATATCGAAAGTAGATGAGAATTTTCAATGATTAAGAATATATTTATCATAGGGGACAGTGCCGTAGCTTACGCATCTGGGGGAGTCCCAATCCCGATGAATGTAAGTCATCTTAAGTACGGATCTCATAGTAGGTTAAAAAATAATTACAATTTAACTTTTCTGTGGCAAGAAAGCAGAACTGCTTTTGGAGTTGACTTTGATTATCTAGAAAATTTATTTAAAGATAACATTTCTGATTTAGGAGAAAATACTGTAATCATTTCTGAGTTTGGTGGGATGGATGCAGTGCTTCAGTATTATAAAAAATATAATAATATGGAAGATGTTCTTCGTAAATACACTAGCGAAACAATTCGTTTTTGCAATAAATATAATACTAAAATAATCTTTATGTGCCCGTGGTGGAAATACAAAGAAGATAAAGATTACCAGCTATGGGAAGATATGGTTCCTATTCTTAAGAAAATTTCAGAAGAAAATTACTTGCCAGAACCTATACAAGTAATGTATAATGTTGTTGATAGGATGTTTAAGACTGTAGATCAGTGGAAACATCATACGCCAGAGGACTCTGAGCGTTGGGTAGACTATGTAATTCTAAAGGCGGAAGAATCCTATGGTACTTAAATCAGTATTTCCAGATGTATCAAATTTTAATTGTACAGACTTATATTTAAGGTCAGCAGGAGCTCCAGCAGGTCATAAAATATGGTCTTCTTGCCACGAAATTGCACACATGCTAATTGAAAAAAATATATCGTACGGCAATTCGGCTTTAGAGCCAGCTAGGATATTTTCTACGGCGGATTCAATAGAGCAGCTTAAGGTTCGTATTGATGATAAGTTGAACAGAGTTAAAAATAACCAGGGTTTTGCTGGGGATAATGATATAGACGACTTAATTGGATACCTAGTTTTATATAAAATAGCCAAGTCAGTTTGAGTTTTTAGTCAACTAGAAGTATAATATATCTATATGGAAATTGAATTAGCTGATCATTTTGATCGCATGAATAAAGTAGTTGAAGAACTGCTTAGAGGGAATAACCCTACCCAAATTGCCACCCTGACAGGCCTTAAGAGAGCAGAAGTAGTTGGCCTAATAGATCAGTGGAAGACAGTTGTACACAACGACACATCAGCCCGTGAGAGGGCTAAAGAGGCTATCTCTGGGGCAGACCAGCACTATGCAATGCTCATTAAAGAAGCTTGGAAAACTGTAGAGGATGCGGATCAAGCAGGTCAGCTAAGCGTTAAATCAGGAGCCTTAAAGTTAATCGCTGACATTGAAGGAAAAAGAATCGGGATGCTACAAGAAGTTGGCCTCCTAGACAATGCAGAACTTGCAGGACAAATTGCCGAGTCAGAAAGAAAGCAAGAAATACTTGTAAAGATTTTAAAAGAAGTAACAGCATCCTGTCCAAAATGTAAAATGGAAGTTGCTAAACGCTTATCTCAAATTACTGGAATAGTTGAGCCAATAGAGATTATTGAGGAAGCTAGTGGAGTTTGATTTTAATGATCTTATTGATATCCTCGACGGTGAAGAATTTGATGAAAGACCAGTCGATTTAAAAACATTTGTAACCGATAAAAACTATTTAGGTCTACCTGATTTATCAGATCATCAATATACATTGATAGAAAAATCATCTCAAATCTATAAAGAATCAACCTTAATAAAGTTATTCGGAGAAAAAGAAGGCTCTTTAAGATATAGGCAGACCTGCAATGAAGTAGTTGCTCAGTTAGGGAAAGGTAGTGGAAAAGACTACTGCTCTACCATATCAGTTGCTTATATAGTCTATTTACTATTATGCCTAAAGGACCCAGCGTCATACTACGGGAAACCTCCAGGTGACTCAATAGATATTATTAACATTGCTATTAACGCTCAGCAAGCTAACAATGTATTCTTTAAAGGATTTAAAAATAGAGTCACCCACTCCCCTTGGTTTACAGGGAAGTACTTTGAAAAAGCTTCAGAGATAAAGTTTGATAAAAATGTTACGGTGTATTCTGGACACTCAGAAAGAGAAGCCTTCGAAGGCTATAACGTATTGGTTGCCGTACTCGATGAAATCTCTGGCTTTGCATTAGATAGCACAAGCGGACATGATCAGGCAAAAACTGCAAGTGGAATTTATGATATGTACAGAGCATCAGTAGATTCTCGTTTCCCAGATTACGGTAAAGTTATTCTGCTTTCATTTCCACGCTTTAAGAATGACTACATCCAGCAGAGATATGATAATATAATATCTGAAAAAGAAATAATATCTAGGTCTCATTTATTCAAGCTAGATCCAGCGCTGCCAGACAATACAGTGGGTAATGAGTTTGAGATATTCTGGGACGAAGATCAAATAATTTCATATAAGTATCCTAAAGTATATGCAATACGCAGACCCACCTGGGAAGTTAACCCAACGAGAAGCATTGAAGATTTTAAGATTGCATTTTATAGAGACGTCACCGATGCCCTAGGAAGATTTGCCTGCATGCCACCAGAAGCCATTGATGCATTCTTTAAATCACGTGAAAAAATTGAGATGGCATTTAATGATCTGTCTTTAGCCGTTGATGGTTTTGGAAGATTTGAAGAATGGTTTACTCCAAAAGAAGAAACAGATTACTTTATCCATGTCGACTTAGCCCAAAAGCATGACCATTGTGCAGTAGCTATGGCGCATGTTGAAAAGTGGGTTAGTGTAAAGGTTACTGATACATATTCCCAGCCAGCGCCAATAGTTAAAGTTGATGCAGTTATGTACTGGACTCCAACATCAGACAAGTCTGTTGATTTTACTGAGGTAAGAGACTACATATTATCTTTAAGGTCTAGGGGATTTAATATTAGAGTATGTACATTTGATAGGTGGAACTCTCATGATATGATGCAGCAACTAAGACAGTATGGAATAAGTACAGAAACTCTTTCGGTTGCAAAAAAGCATTATGATGATATGGCTATGGTAGTCTTAGAAGAAAGACTTAATGGTCCCCACATACCTCTTCTTGTAGACGAGTTGCTTGAATTAAGAATTATGCGTGACAAGGTTGATCACCCAAGAAAAGGCTCTAAAGATTTAGCGGATGCTGTTTGCGGATCAATATATAACGCAATTAGCTTAACAAGAACAGCATTTGGAGACATAGAGGTTCATGATTATTCTTCTGTAAAGAAGCAGTATAGAGAAAGTTTAATGCAAGAAAGCCCTAATTTAATTAAGGCCCCTTCAGCAATGCCAAGGGATCTTTCTGATGCACTAAGTGGAATGGAAATAGTATGAGTATATATCAAGAAAAAGCAAAAGAGTGCAAGTGTTGTGGAAAGCATGTGCCTCTCCCAATAGTGCTAAAAGAGTTCAATGAGACTACTCTTTGCCCCACTACATATTACAATGTCTTGGAGTATAAAAAGTTATGGGAAAAGTTAGGGCATAGACCGCCAGGCAGTCTAAGTAAACATTTTTCTGAGTATGTTCAAACAGTAGTTCAATCTAGCATGAGGGCTGAGGGGTCGATAGATGGATGATGAAGAGTACTATAACGAAAAAATTAATTATTATCTTGAAATTGGTGCTATAAGAATAGCTGGGGTTGACGCAGATGGAGAGTATATCTTTGAGCTAAATGAAGATACTGTAAAAGAACTTGCTCCAGAGCTGTGGGATTCTCGAATGGAATACATCGATAGCTCCTTGTTAGAATTATACGAAGAGGGCTTAATAGATGTTGAATACGATGAGAATCTAGAAGCCACAATTATTTTATCTCCTGAAGGGTTTGAGATTGCAAAAGAAAAAGGATTAATACCTATAGAACCCGAAGGAATATATAATGACGAAACTGAATTTTGAAGAAGAAGTTTTTGAAAATAGAAGATTTTTATTTCAAAATATAGCTAAAACTTTTCCAAGTAA